AGCCAATGAGGGGGTACAGATTGTTGGATTTACTGCCACTCCCAATCGGGGTGACAAGAAAGGTCTGCGGGACGTATTCAATAACTGTAGTCACCAGATAGAAATAGGCACGTTGATTCGTGAAGGATTTCTGGTCCCACCTAAATTCTTTGTTGTAGACGTAGGTGTTCGTGATGAACTAAACAACGTCCGCAAAACTGTTACCGATTTCGACATGAGCGAAGTCGAAGCCATTATGAATAAACGTGCTATCAACGAGAGGATCGTTGAGGAATGGCTTCATAAAGCCGGTGATCGGAAAACAATCGTCTTCTGCTCCACCATTCAACATGCAACTGATCTGTGTAAAACATTTGTGAATTATGGTGTGTCTGCCGATATGGTTACCGGCGATACACCAAAGGATGATCGCAAACACATCTTGGATGAGTTGTCTAATGGCAACACACAGGTCGTGGTTAACGTTGCGGTCCTGACTGAAGGGTTCGACGCACCTCCTGTATCCTGTGTCGTGTTAACACGTCCATGCTCGTTCAAAGCAACTATGGTGCAAATGATCGGGCGTGGTTTGCGCACGGTTGACCAAGAAGAGTTTCCCGGCGTCATTAAAACTGACTGCATTGTCATGGACTTTGGCACGTCATTGTTAACGCACGGCGAGATTGACGAGAAAGCTAATCTGGATGGCGGCGAGACAGAGGGACAAGGGCCAGAAAAGCAATGTTCCGCGTGTGGCGCATTGAACCCGGCAGCAGCTAAAGAATGTCAAGTATGTGGAGAGCCGTTTGAATCTGAAGAAGTAGGGTCAGGAGAAAAAGACCCACTTGAACACTTCCAAATGACAGAGATTGACCTGATGTCCAGATCTCCGTTCAGATGGGTAGATTTGTTCGGTAATGAAGCATGTCTTGCAGCCACTGGTTTTAATTGTTTTGCTCTAATCGCGGAAGTCGAAGAGACATCTATAGCCATTGTTAAAAAGACAAATGGAAAGGTTCGCTTGATATCTGTCGGCACAAAGAAACAAGCTATAGCAGCGGCAGATGACTACATGCGCCAACACGAAACAGGTGACTCTGCCAAGAAGACAAAGCGTTGGCTGAACGATCCTGTAAGTGATAAGCAGCGCAGCGCGTTGTCTAGGCAGGGCGTGAATGTCAGCCCAATTGACTTCTCGTGGACGAAGTACCGCGCTGCTTGTATGCTTAACTACACATGGAACAAGCAATTTGTGGACAATATTGTCTACAGTGTGATTTCGGAATGGGAAGAATCAGCATGACACGGGGTGAGGTTACTTTCGTGTTTCACAAACATTCAGGGGCAGGGGCACAAACCACTTGCTTCATGAATTTTCGTGACCCGGAAGATTTGGGATATGTGCAGGATGAAGTGATCAAAGCTATAATTGATTTTACAGCCGGTAAAGAAGAACAGTTTAAGTGTGTAACCGTCGTGGTCGATATACCTGATCTTGAGCATTACCTAACCGCAATGGTTACTTTTGATGAGGAGGGCGACGCATGGCTGAACATGATGGCAGCGCACGAGGTGCAGGAGACAATCCATTAAGACGTGTGGCTGAGTTGTTTGAACTGGTGGGTTGGAACAAACGACTTGTTGATTTAACAGAAGATGAGGTCGTCGGTTTGGTGATGATCGCGCAAAAGATAGAAGGGCTAGAAGATGTCTACACCGAACCTTACCTTGCAGAGCTATTTGACAGGCTCTGCCAAAATTCCATCAAGCAAAAGCCAGCCGAAATTCCCTTCTGAAGAAGTCACGGCCATAATAGCTGAGTTAGATCGGGCTATTATAGAAAAGGAAAGAAAGCAACCAGAACGCAAATATCTGGGCGCTTCCTCTCTTGGTGATCCATGCGCTCGTAAACTTCAATATAGATACATGGGGCAGGCAAAAGATAGCGACAAAGGATTCCCGGCAAAAGTTTTACGAACATTTGCTCTGGGCCACACCATCGAAGATTTGATGATTATGTACTTTCGTGACGCTGGATTCGACCTGCGGACAGAAAAATACGGCGAACAATTTGGATTCGACACAGCAGAGGGAGAGGTTCGTGGTCACATCGACGGTGTAATATGTGGGGGTCCATTACACCTCTCATACCCTATGTTGTGGGAGTGTAAGTCCGCATCAGATAAAAAGTTTAATGAATTTGTTCGTAAGGGTGTGGCGGATGCCAACCCAGTCTACGCAGCGCAAGTGGCGCTGTATCAAGCATATATGAATCTTTCAGAGAATCCGTGCGTATTTACGGTACTGAATAAGAACACCAGTGAGATATATATCGAACTGGTTCCATTCGATGCAGAGCTGGCACAGAAGACCAGTGACAAAGCAGTACAAATCCTAGAAGCAACTAGGGGTAATGACATTCTTCCGCGTATCGCGCAGAATGACGACTTTCACATTTGCAAGTGGTGTGAGTTTCGCAAGACTTGCTGGCAAAAAAAAGGGGCGGAATAAACCGCCCCATAAGAGAGAACATACATACCAACATGCCTGATGGAGTACAATATAATGAGTATCGTGAGGTTTGGCAACACTACATCTAGTAGGTCCGCTCATGATCTGGTCGAAGAGATTTCGCAGAAGGTACCAAAAACAGAACAAATTCGCATTCTGCAAGATGCACTTCCTGCTGGCCGGATACATGGAAAAACATTTTATATAGGCTCCTTGCTTGGTGATGCAGGCAAGTCGATGAAGATCGACATTGACCCAGCATCTCCTAACTTTATGCGAGGTCAAGATTTTAACGGCAATGTAGGTGTCGGCGGTATCGTTAAGATACTTATGGAATCACGCAACATGCGTCTGCCTGAGATTAAGGCCATGTTCGCCGACTATCTGGAAAACGCTGGGCCTCAAATTGTTCGTGATAATGGGCCAATCGAAAACCCAATAAAGCCCCAGTATAACATCAACACACCATATGACGCTGAATACATCTACACCAACGCTGACGGTGAGATACTGGTTTCTGTGCGTCGGTATAACGTCAAGGACATTGCTGGTAACCCGTTGCCTAACAACAACGGCAAGCCAAAGAAAGAGTTCAGGCCATTCATAGAGGGCGTACCGTATTCTAAATTTCCTGACATCCGGCCTATGTACAACATTCCGAATGTCTTGGCATCTGAACGTGTCATATGGGTTGAGGGCGAGAAGTGCGCTGATTCTCTGAACGCATCGGGCTACACAGCAACTTGTACCATCGGGGGTGCAGGGGCATTAACGAAAAAAACAGCACCACAGTTTGACTTTTCTCCTCTACAGAACAAGGAGGTCATTCTCTGGCCTGACAATGATCCGGCTGGTAAGAAGCTGGCTGATCTCATTCAGGACTTGGCTCTGGCCGCTGGTGCAAAGTCGGTAACAATGCTAACGCCACCTATGGGTAAACCTGAAGGGTGGGACGCATCGGACGCCATTACCGAAGGCTTCAACATTGAAAGCTTTCTTAATACCAAGGCAAAAGTCACAAAAACGAACATCAACCTGCTGGATGACACGTTTTCTGTAGCTCGATTCCAAGGCGAAGCACCCGAACAAAAGTTCCTGATCGACGGCACGTTTCCACTCGGTGTACCAATTATCTTTGCTGCTGCTGGAGATTCGGGCAAAGGCATGATGACACTCGACATGGGCATGAAGATCGCATCGGGCCAGCCAATGACCACAGCTTTCGGGGGTCTGGTTAAGGAATATGGAAATGTGGTTATCTTCACGGCGGAAGATGACGAGGCTGAGATGCACCGCCGTATTGATCGCATGGATCCATTCGGAGCTAGGAATGGCTACATATATGATCTGAAGGTGGTACCACTACCAAATGTAGGGGGTGTGTTCCCGATATTGTCAGAGAATCACGGTGAATTCTCTACGTCCGAAGAGTTCGAGAAGATATACGAACAAATCTTACAGATACCGAATCTGAAGCTCATTGTGTTCGATCCACTCGCATCCTTTGTACATGCTGACGTAAACGCTGATCCGGCAGCCGGTGCTGCTCTTACGGGTTTGCTAGCCAAGATCGCAACTGAGACTGGCGCATCAGTGCTGCTCTGTCACCACATGACAAAGATCAAAGAGGACGCAGTGATTAAAACACCGGAGCAAGCTCGTAATCTTATTCGGGGGACATCTGCTCTGGTTGACGGTGTTCGTTCTGCTTTTGCCGTGTGGCAGGTCGATGCAACCCGCGCTAAGAAAATGTGTGAACGCTTGGGCATACCGTTTCAACGCAACACTTGCTACGACGGCGCTGTCGTCAAATCAAATGGCCCTGCGATAAGAAATGTTCGGCATTTTATTCGTGATATGAACACAGGGTTGCTGACTGACCGCAGCGAAGAGATTGTCGCTATGAACACAGGCACCGCTCTAGAGGCGAAGCTAGACGCCATGTTCCAGTGGATTATAGACTGCGAGAATAGGGGCGAGGCTCTTACGCATATGAGCGGTAACAACGCCGTTCATAAACGCTCTGAAGATTCTGACACACCGGAGATACTACAAGGCGTTAGCAAGTCTAGGCTGGAGCAATATGTTCGTGAGATACAAGACGCTGGCCGGATTACAAAGTATCAGCTTACTCCTACAGGTGGTCGGGTTTGGCTCGGCGCAACAGATGGACCTATGAGCCGTGGTGAATACGAAGCAACAACAGCGCGAGATAATGTGTAATTAAGGGTTGCACAAATAGAAATCATTGCGTATATTAATCATTGAAGCGATGTGTGTATCGGAACTCCCTCGTCAGAGGTATTCAGATCGGAGCCTTCCCACGAGCGAAAGCTTGTAACCATAAGGTTGGACCTTTTCTGAATCTCCTCGAACGAAATTAGACAGGGACATTTGATTTACCTCCTTTCTTTGGTTGATGCCCCGGCGGTAGACTTGTTCTGTCGTCGGGGTTTCTTTTTGAGGGATTAATGAAAAAGTTTCGCTATCGTCCTGCCATCGTAAATGGCAATCCAATAGTACAATTTCTGTTCAAAGAAATGCACAAACAGCGCTGCTGCCAGATGGATCTGTCTGAGCGGGTCGGGCTTCATCGGGATACGTTGAGGAAGTGGCGTACTACCCACACACCAAGAATCAACGACATCGAAGCTGCTCTGAATTATTTGGGGTACAAGCTTACAGTGACTCGCCTGAAGGATTAGATACGAGCAATTGTTCGGCTTTCTCTTTCCGCAGCATCTCTAATCCTGCCTGCTGACAGCGCTGCGCCATGTTGAGCATTTGTTCGGCATCCATCTCCACAACCACAACCTCTTTCAGTTCATCCATGCTGATGGCTATGCCGTCGTTGCGTGGGATGATTAGTACCCTTCTCATTGCGTTCTCCTATCGTGCTACATTCTTGCCCCATATTTTGTAGCACATGTCATGCCCGTTAATTACGGCTAATTATGCGGCACAAGTTATGCCCGCTATTTACGTCTAATTAGCGGGCACAAAACTGCACATGTTTTTGTATTGGAAATAGGTGTTGACACATGCAATCAATGCTACTAACTATACATAACTATCAATCAACCAAAGGATAGAAAGATGAGCAGAGATATTACAATCAAGTTTGATCCATCCGATGAGTGGTGGAAGAACACACTGGAAAACCTGTGGGTTACCATCCTTGAGGGTGGCAGTAACTATTGGGTGGACAGTATCGACTACGACAAGCCCAAGGGTATGTTGTTCAAGGACGATATTCCTAGCTTGAAAAGCGGCGCACATCTCGCAGAAAACTTTGAGGTGACGATCAGTCATGGTGCGGATGAATGGGACTCCCGCATCTACAGCGATACCGTGAAGGTCAAGACATTCGACGTTATCTACGATGGCATCAAGCTTCTGTCTGATGACGTTAAGATGACCATCATGAACAATGGTGATTGGGACGCTAACGACGCTGACCATATCTTGCAGCTTGGTGTGTTTGGGGAGGTTCGTTATGGATGAAGATATTCGCAAGCAAAGCCGTGTAGACACCGTT